ATGCTGATAAGATTATTCCTTTAGTAGTATTAATGAATTCTGCCGAGAGAAATCTTAATCAGTCTTTACCATTTGATATTATTAAGTCTGCTTTTGTAATGTTTGAGCAGAATCAAGATACTGATGGAACTTCGGCAACAATGAATTCTCAGGTTTGGCAGTGTAGGAAGGCTCTCTCAAATGACGCCGTTCTTTTTGTTCACTATACAGATGAACATGCAGCCGGCATATACGAGCCGTTTACTTACTGCCAGACCTGTGGAAATCCACTCAATCCTTGTCCAGATCATCCAAGTGATCGTAGAGATACTGCTAATAATGAGGCTGATTGGTGGCAATGGTTTAGGAAGATTGGTGGAACTGGAATTCTTTATCAAGATGATAGAGAAAATAATGATGACGTTGCTGATAGAATTTCAGATTTTACTTTAAGATTTGGAACACAGATTAATGGTTGGCCTTATGCAATATTTGAATTATTTGAACGTGGAACTGAATCTAAGTTTAAAGGTCAGAGGGATGTAACTTATTGGAATGCTTTAAATAATAACGTATTAGGTAGAACTTATCCTGGAATGCAACCAAACGGTTATTGTTCAGGGAGATAATATGAGCAGGAATATTTTGCAGACAAAGACGTTTTGGATTAATCTTGCAGTTACGGTTGGTATTTATGCATGGAATCAATTTGAGCCATCCCATCAAGTTGATATGAATTCAGCCTTAATTGCTTGGGTTCTTACTGCTACTGGTGTAAGAACTATTACTAGTGGTCCTGTTCATATTATGCCACGGCCATGAAAGCAATCATTTACGTAGCAACTAAGATTTCTGATTTCCTCAAATGGATTGGGCTTAAGAAGTGATTGAAGTTACCTCTGTAGCTGAACGGGTATTTACACCAACTCCTAAGCAAAAGGAATTTTATCAAGTTCCTTTTACTGTTAAGGAAGCTCTATATGGTGGATCTGCTGGTTCAGGTAAAACAGAGGGTTTAGTATGGATGCCTTTAATCTATCAGTTTCATGAGCATCCTTACTATAAAGGTATTACACTTCGTAGGAACCTTAAACATTTAGAAAAGGAAATCATCTCAAGAGCACAAGAGATTTATCCACATACTGGTGCAATCTATAATGAAAGTAAGAAGTATTGGAAGTGGCCCTCCGGTGCTAAACATTGGTATGGTCATTGTGAACATGAACAGAATATTAGAAATTATGATTCTGACCAATATAATTTAGTTCAGTTTGATGAGGCTACACATTTCACTGATTTTATGTATACATATATGATCGCTACTCGTATGAGATCGCGATCTATGGATCTTCCAGCAATTGCTAGGTCTGGAAGTAATCCTGGTAATGTTGGTCATTCATTCTTTAAAAAGAGATTTGTTAGCCCAGATAAGTTTGGTGGTAAGATTATTACTGATGATAAGACTGGACTTCGTAGAATTTTTATTCCAGCTAGAATTACTGACAATCCTGAGTTGTTAAGAAATAATCCTGAATATGTTGCACAGTTAGAATCATTGCCAGAAGCTGAAAAAAGAGCTAAGCTTCTTGGAGATTGGGATACATATGAAGGTCAGGTCTTTATGGAGTGGAGAATTGATCCACTTCCGGGAGAGCCTGAAAATGCTCGACACGTTGTTAATCCATTCTTAATTCCTGATTGGTGGCCTAGAATTATAGGAATTGATTGGGGATTTGCTGCTTATACTTGTATCTATTGGGCAGCTATTGCTCCTAATGGTAGAGTTTACATTTATAGAGAATATGCTAAGAAAGAGCAGAAGCCATCTAGTTGGATTGCTGATCTTATTAATATTACTGGACTTGAGCGTGGTGCTGTTGAAAAGATTATTATTTGTCATTCGGCTGCTCAACATCAAGGTGAAGAATCTATTATTAGTCAGCTTAATAAAGAACTTAGGAAGGCGCAATTTAAGAGCTTAGCTGAATTAGGTCGTAAGGATAGGATTGGTGGTAAGCTTGCAATCCATGAATTCTTAAAATGGGAAAAGACTGATATTAAGAAATACTACGATAATGAGTTTAGTAAGGAAGAAGCTGATAAGATTTTTAGAATGTATGGTCAAGAAGCTTATGAGAAATATACTAAAATTTGGATTGAAGATATTGATCCAACCCCATTACCTAAATTACAGGTATTTGCTAATTGTGAATTATTGATTGAAACTATCCCATATTGTATTTATGAAGATAAAGGTGAAGATGGTAAGGCTCCAGAAGATGTTAGAGAGTTTAGCGGTGATGATCCCTATGATACCCTCCGTAATTTAGTCCTAGGTATTAAGGATCATTTAGTAAGGAGAGCTAAAGATTATGAGATTATTAAAGACCGCCAACATGCAATCGAGGCGATGGCTAATGGTGATCAAACATCATTTTACCGTCGCATGGAATATATTGAACGAAAGGAAAAGAAAAGCGGTTCATTTCGTAGAGGTGGCTTTAGACGTAGAATGTCCAACGTGTAAAGTATATCAAGAGTGGAATGATGAATTACGAGATGAAATTAATTTGTTGCGTGGTAAGTTATATCATTTAAATGAGTCAGATGCTAAGCCTAAGGAAAAGTCAGGTCAGTCAATAGGTGGAATTTTAACAAGACGTAGACGAATTCATAATTTAGAATTAAAGTATCAGAGATTAGCAGATGCCAATTCTAGGTCAGCCTCCGGTTCAGCCAAGTCCGATGATTCCTCAGATGAATCAACAGACTCCTCAGACTTTGCCGAATCAACAGAAACAACAGGATAGTGTTTTACCTGATGAAACAAAAGATGCTTTATTAGACATTCTTAAGCATTGTGAATCAGAAGATCAAGAAGTTCATTATTTGTTAGCCCGTAAATGTCGTAGACTTGAACTTTACTGGAATAATCTTGTTGATATCTTCTGGGATGCCAATGCTAGAGAATGGAGAGTTCCTGACTGGAATAATCTAGAGGATGATTCTGAACTTCCTGCTAGAGTTATTAATATTTATCGTGCTCATGGTGAAATTATTGTAGCAGCATTATCGTCAGTATTACCAAAGTTAGGCTTCTGGCCTGATGATGCTGATAATCCTGATGATATTGATACTGCTGATTCATATCATAATATTTATAAGATCATTCAGAGAGATAATAATGCACAGATGATGTTCATTCGTGCTCTCTGTGTGTTATTTAATCAAGGGACGGTCTTTGGTTACAACTATTATAAACGAGATAAGAAGTTTGGTTATTATCATAAGACTGTAACTGAAGTTCAACAGACTCAGCTTTATGAGCATATCTGTCCTAAGTGTGGATATGACTTTGGTGCATCTAATCCACAATTAAATCAGCAAAATTCTCCACAAACTGTTAAGTGTCCTTACTGTGGAACTAATGTTCAGACTGAAATTAGCCCATATCAAGGTGCTGTTCCTGTTGAAGTATTAAGAGGATACGAAAAAGGCCGTTCGTTGATTGATATTTATGGTCCACTAAATGTTAAGGTGCCTTATTATGCGAAAGATCAAGCCCACATGGGCTATTTGTTACTTAAATTTGATGAATCAATCGCCTTATTATCATCAATCTTTTGTAATCCAGGACCAAATGGTGAACCGCCTGCGTTGGATTATATTCAACCTAAAGCTTCGGATACTAGCTATGATTACTGGGTTAGATATCCAAGTATATATCTCGGATCGCAACCACAAAATACAGCCATTGTTAAATGCTTGTGGCTCAGACCGTTTCAATACGAGTGTTTAAGAACTCAAACTGATGATAGAACTCAAGATATTGCTGATTTAAGCCAGAGATTTCCTAATGGTTGTTATGTAATCTATATTAATGATAAAGTTGCTGAAGCTTATGAAGAAGATTTAGATGAACACTGGACAGTTACTATTGATCCAAGAGCTCAAACTATTCATGGTGAGCCTATTGGAACGAATCTTGCTACTATTCAGGATATTCGTGCTGAAATTAGTGAATTAGAATTACAAACGATGGAGCATGGAATTTCTGAGGTATTTTTCAATAAAGATTTGCTTGATACTGATGAATATAGAAAGCAGCAAGCTAAACCAGGCTCAATGACTCCAGTTGTAATGGAAGAAGGTAAAAGAATCTCGGATATGATGTTTGAGACTAGAACTACTAATGCAAATAATGAAGCTGGAATGCTTAAGCGTAATTATGATCAAGATGCTCAGTTTATTATTGGATCATTACCAAATATTTATGGCGGAGATCAGCCTGGAGATCAGACATTAGGCGAGTTTACTAAGAATCGTGCTCAGGCTTTACAGCGTTTAGGAACTATCTGGAGAATTGTATCAGGATTTTATGCTGATATGATGTATAAGGCCGTTAAAGATTATGCGTCATACTTAGATTATGATGAAAATATTGTAGAGAAAACTGGTGGATCTTTTCAGAATAGTAGTGTTCGCCAAGATTCTCTTTATGGTTCAGTTTCTAGATGCACTCCTGAAAATGTTGACGATTTACCATTAACATGGAATCAGGTTAGAGATATTTTTGCTGGATTGATGAATATGGCAAAGGACAATCCGATTGTTTCTGCTGTATTAGCTCATCCTGAGAATAATGAGATTGTCAGAAAAGCTACTGGCTTACATGAACTTTATATTCCTGGAGAAGATGATAGGAATAAACAGTATCGCGAAATTCAGGAACTCTTACAACAGCAGCCATCATTTGATCCTAATATTGGTTATAAGTCTACAATTACTCCAGAGCCTCAAGATGATCATCCTGTCCATGCTGATATTTGTAAGAGATTCCTTAACTCTGCTACCGGATATCGCATGAAAACAAGTAATTCTAGTGGTTACTTGAATGTTCTTGCTCACTATCAGGAGCATATGCAAGAGGAAATGCAGCAACAACAGACAATGCCGAATAAACCAGTTACAGCACATCCGGGAGTATCCTAATGCCATCAGATAAAATCGCTCCAGATACAGCAGGTGAAGGCGAACTTGAAACTGGTATTGCAGATCGAAAACTTTTAAATCAAGAAGATGATTCAGCCGATCCTGAATTAGATGATCCTGAATCAAATGAGGAATCTGATGATGAATCCACAGATGATTCAGAAGATGGCGGGTCTGATGAAACAGAAGATTCAGACGATGCCGGTGAAGAAGAACCTGAGGAAGAAGAAGAAGAATCTGATGAGGAATCGGGTGAAGATGAATCCGAGGATATTGAATCGGACAGCCCTGATGCCTTAATCAAAGATTTAGCTAAGTCAGGAATGCTGAAAAAGCATCCTGAACTTAGGGCAATGATTAGTGAGAATAAGGAGTATCAGCAATATTTTGCTACTCCAGAAGAAGCTAAGGTAGCACAGGAGCAAGTTACTCTTTTTAACAATATGCAAGAGACTATTGTTAAGGGTGATGCTGAACCTTTACTTAAAGTGCTTAAGGCTACTAATGAAGAATCTTTAGTTGAGTTTTCTCATAGTTTTATTGATGCTATTGGTAAACTTGATCCTAAGGTTTATTCTGATATCTTAACTGCTCCAGTTAGAAAAGTTTTACAGGCTGCTTTCATTGATGGTAAGAAGGCTCAGAACAAGAATCTTTTTGCATCAGCGATTTATCTTCATGAATATATCTTTGGAGATCGTGAAGTTGGTCGTCCAATTGAAGAACGCAAAGGATTGATGAAGAAAACTCCAGAAATGGAGAAGTTTGAAACTGAAAGACAGCAGTTTGAACAAAAGAAGCGAACTGATTTTGGTAAGTCTGTAGATGAAGTTATTATCCACACCTTTAAATCAGAGCTAGTTAAAGATTTGAAGCGATATACCTCTATTAGTGATTATACTAGAGGTAAAATTGTTGATGAAATTATTAGTAAAGTTGATGGTAAACTAACTGGTGATCCAAGACATAAGAGCAGTATTGAAAGCTTGTTCAAGCAGGCTCAATCTGCTGGATATACTGGTGATTGGAAATCGCGTATTGTTTCTTCATGGCTTCATAGAGGTCGAGCGGTATTACCAGAAATTCGTAAAAAGGTTCTCCAAGAAGCTGGAGTTAAAGGGATTCAAAATGGAGTTGAACCAAAGCGACTTTCAGGTATTAGCAATCGGTCTAGTGAATCTACTGGAGATAGTATTAATTGGGATAAGGTTGATAAATCCAAACTATCAGACCGTGATATTTTAGCTGGTAGGACTACTCCAAGGAAAAAGTAAATGGCTGTTAATTCAAATTCCGTATTAGCTACGGAAATGGAAAAGGTTAGGAAGAAGCTTCCACTTCTTTATGAATTAGATTCGGCTAAGTTCTTTAGCCAAGTCGAAAAGAAGGATGTAGAAGCTATCTCTGAACGTGATATGCGAATTCCACTTGCATTAGGTCCTGGTGGATATTTCGGATATTACAATCCTGATGGCGGAGACTTAGGTGTTGGCGACGGTCCTAGCTACGATAAGGCCGTTATTAATACCAATCACTTTAAGCTTGCTATTCAGTGGAATACTAAGCCTCAGCTTGGAACAGATGATTCCCGTAAGGCTATTATCAATCTGTTTCGTGAATTGATGGCTAAGGCAATGCCTGAGTTCCGTCGTCAGACTGAATCTCAGTGTATGACTAATGGAACTGGAGTATTAGCAACTATTACCACGGTTACTACTACGACATTAACCAATGATACCCTTGCCTGCACTACTGATGGTTATGGTATTAAGTTACTGCGTAAGGGTCAGCGTGTCAATATTTACGATTCTACATTAGCTACGAATAGGACTGCTTCTGGTCCTGTTAAGATTCTTAGCTATGATGTTGCTAATAAGAAGATTATCATTAGTGCAACCGTTACTAACATTACTGCTACTGATTTGATTCTTCCAGAAGGATTAAGTGGAGCTAATCCCACAGGTCTTTTTGGTGTTCCTTATCACAACAGTAATTCTACTAGTGGATCGTGGCTTGGATTTACTCGATCCTCAACGCCAGAAGTGTTAGCTAATCGTGTTAATGCTTCTAGTGCTTCGTTAGCTCCATCATTTGCTCGCCGTGCAATTAATGCAATTGGCGATCGAATTGGTGAAGATAATGATGCAAATGCTCCATTAAAGGCATGGATGCATCCTGCACAGATGCAGTCTTATGAAGCGGCTGGACAGACAATCAGCCGTATTGATAAGTCTAATTCTGAGGAAGGTCTTAACTTATTCTTCTCAGATAAGATGACTTTAGCTGGTGCTCCAGCAATGAAGTCATATGTTTGGGATAGAACAAGGGTTGACTTTCTTACTATGGATCATTGGGGTCGAGCTGAATTGCAGCCGATTGGATTCTATGAAGTTGACGGTCGAAAGATTTTTGAAATTAGAGGACCGTCGGGTGGTGTAGTTGCATCGCAGGTATTCTACATCGTAGCTTCGTGGAATTTATTTAATGATTGCCCTCCGTCCATGTCTTACATTGATAACTTAGCTGTTCCGACTGGATACTAATATGTCAACTCCTGAAACATGGCAGAGAATGCAATATCCTGGAACTACAGAGAATCCTTCTCCAGTTCCAGTAATCGCATCGGCTACATCAATTGATTTGTCAGCAGTTACTATGGGTCGCTGCTGCCGAATTAGCGGAACGACTGACATCGCAAATATTAAGCCACCGTTTCCTGACTTTGCAGGACCGATTGACTTCTTATTTGATGCTTCAACTCCACCGGACTTTGTTAGTGGTGGATCTCCGGCAACTGGTTATTATGCAATTGCACTTACTAAGTCAATGGTTCAGTATGAGGTTGTTACCTTATACTTCAATCCTGATTTGGGCAAGTGGTTTCCATCAATGACGTAAAAGGGTTAAGGGGGGAGATTTAAAAGTCTCCCTCCTTAATTTGATTAAAATGGACACTCCAACAAATATTAACACTCGATTAAGGGAAATTTATGGGTTACATCCACAATTGGATGTTCCTAAGTATCGAGTTGTTAGGTCTGACAAAGAAACTGAGAAACGTAAAGGTGATTATAACCTTTATACTGAATCTGGTATTTTTGTCAGGCGTGAATTTGGGGTTAGGGAGATTTGTAAGTATTGGTATCTTCCACCATGCTGGATTCTTGAGCGTGCTGAACCTAATAATAGACCAGATTTGATTGAAGAAAAGTTTACTTATGAACCTTTAATGACTTTTCTTGATAAAGATAATAAAGATGCATTACCATTAACGTGGAAGGCTGTAGAATATCTAGTTATTAGATTTGAATTTATGTCTAACAATAAGCCAAGAGTTATGAGTGAAGATGATTTTAAGAAAGAAGAAGAAAAAGAATTAAAAGTTGAAGAAGAAAAGTTATTCGGTATTCTGGATGCTCCAGAACCAACTAAAGAATTACCTACGTTTAAGTCTAGTGTTCTATTAACAGATAAAGAGGTATTATGAGTGACGTTTGCACTATTATTTCAGTTTTTCCGTTCTCAATTACAGAAGTTAAGCCAGGAATTATTGGCGGCAGATATTATCTTCCTGCTGCTCCTGATAATGATATTACTGTTTATCATGTTCATTCATCTTCATTTAATGAAAGACTTGTTGGAACTGATAGAAGTATGAAAGTTCCTGTAATTGCTGATGACATTGCTAGATCAATTGTTGATGACTTCTCAAATTCTCATGTTTTGGCTGGTGAAGGTGCTAAGCCTGGAATGATGTGGGTTCAGGGTAGGCTTTCAGTATCGGAAGCTAAGGCTAAATATAAGACTGAGATTGAAACTCTTAGATCCACCCAAAGAAATTGGTTTGTTAATCTTGTTAAGGCTGCTGATGCTGATTGGGAACAATATCATCGTAGTGATTTGATTACTATGCATCAGCGTTATGCTGCAAAAGTTTTGGGTGTTACAGATAGAAATTGGTTAGTTGAATATGATAACACTCAAGGAATGATTGAGTGTCCTGCTTGTAAGACTTCCGTTAATAAAGATGCTATTATTTGTGCATCTTGTAAATTTATTATTAACAAGGTTGAATACGAAAAGAATAAGGCTAACTTCGCATGACTGCTGTTCTAGCATCAGATATAATGGATAGAAGTAGAGTAGCTCTGAACGATCAAGGAGCTAATCTTTACACTAATACTACTCTACTTCCTGTCCTAAAAATTGTTAATGATGAACTCTGTGATAAGCTAATTTCCGGTGGAATGCAGAATCTTAAATCTACAGGATCGGGTGATATTACCCTTCCTGCTGGATCTACTATTTTCTCTGCTCCACCAGATGATATGATTGTGCCCATTGAATTATTTGAAAAACGTGTTGGAGATGATGACTCTGGTTTTACTCCAATAATTGAACAGTCTTGGCTAGATAATGTTGTTCCAAGTACTAATCTAGGAATCTGGAGATGGTCTGGTTCAGAAATTGAATTTGTTGGAGCTACAGAAGATAGAGTTGTTAGGATTAGATACTATAGAGTAATTACTGAAATTACTGCTGATAATAGTCCAGCAGAGGTTATTCGTTCATTCAATTTCTTAGCCTTTAGGACTGCTGAATTAGCCGCTAAGAATATTGGTGAAAATCCAGTTAAAGCGGCTGATATTATGATTGATCGTAAAATGTATGAGTTTCTGCTAATGCAGATTCTTAATAAGAATAAACAAGGGGTAAGAGTTCGTAGACAAGCTTTCAGACTTCCTAGAAGGAGAATCGTGTAATGGCTAATGCTGTCGCAGTTCCAACTTCAAGTAAATTATGGTTTGATGGCAATATGGTTCATGCTGTTGGACTTATTGCTGTTAGTGCATCTCCAGCGGTTTATGTTACTGGGGGTATTTCTTGTGATCCATTAACTGCAATGGTTGATGGTGCTAGTATTGGTGTTCCACTTCCAGCTATTACTTTAGAGCCATTCTGGTTTGAGATTCATGGTAAAGCTGGTTATCGATACGAATGGGATTATACGAATAAGAAGTTAATCATTCGTCAAGCTGGTGCTGTTACTCCTGCTGGAACAATTGTTGTTACAGAAGGTGATGTTACAGTATTAGGTGGTGCTGCTGGAACGGCATTAGGTATTACTGCTGATTCAAATGCTGGAGCATTAACTAAGGCAGCAGCTACTACTAGAACAATTCCAAGAGCAACATTTGGATTTGCTGCTAGCACTGCGGCATTTACTGGAACTGCTACTACAGCAGCGGCATTAGCTGAATTAGCTGCCTCTGCAATTCCTGCTGCTGTTAGTGGAGATACTATTAAATTCCATGCTATCTTTGAGAGTCTTAAGTAATGACGGTTTGTAAGTGGTGTAAGCAGGAAATTAAGTATATTGACAAGTTTAAGTATTGGGTTCATAAGATGACTGGAATATGGTGTCCAGACGGTCATCACAAAGCGGAACCAGATGCCTAAAATTGATTTAATTAATCACTCCCCATTAGCAGTCAAGCAGTGGAAGGGTTTATATTCCAGGGGGACAGATGATTCTGTTCCTCCTGGATATTTTATTGACTGCTTAAACTTAGATTTTGAGCAGAATGAGGTTATTACACGTCCTGGATTAGTAGAGGATTTAACACAAGCCAATATTCGTAGGATGGCAATTTATAAGAGATTAAATGAAACTCCTAGATATCTTTATTTAACAACTTCTGGTGATTTATACGATTCACTTTACCCATCTACTCCAATTGTAAGTAATGCAGCATTCTTAGACTTTAGCATGATTAATTATTTTAATCGTGCTTATATTACTTTTCATAATAGAATTGCTGGAATATCCGGGGTTAATCTTTATGTATATGAAGGATCTGGACCCGGAACGATTAGATTTGCTGCTGGTTCTCCACCAACAGGATTTTCGCTTGGTGTGGCTACTTCTGCAAGTGCGGGAGATGTTGAAGTCGGAACACACTTGTTCGCACTTGCATTTGAAACTAGCTCTGGATTTATTACGAAACCAGGACCAGACAATTTTACAGTTTATGATGCTCCCGGTGGATTTGCAGTAGATTTATCAGCTATAGCTCTAGGACCGTCGGGAACAGTAGCTAGATGGATTTTAGCTTCAATGTCTACTGGTAGTTATGATGGTAATCAGTTTGGACAAGAATTATTTTTTGCTTATCGTATTCCTGATAATACTACAACTACATTAACTGCATTATCATTCTTTGATGCTGATTTGATTAATTCTGCTGATTACTTATTTGATAATTTATCATTAATCCCTGCTGGTCTTGGGATTACTAGCTATGGGAATAGACTAGCCCTTTATGGAGTTCCTGGATTTGAGTATTATGTTTTCTTATCCAAAGCTGGAGATCCAGAAACATTCGATGAGACTGCTGGAATTATTTTAATTGATCCATCTGATGCAATCACTAGTGTTGTTAATTTAATGGAGTTTAGGAATTCTCTTTATATCTTTAATAAGAATAGAACATATATAACTTCTGATAATAGTGGTGATCCTGATACTTGGGAAGTTGATTCAGTTGATAAAGGAATTGGATCTAGTGTATTTGGACTCTCAAAGATTTTAGATTACTTAGGTGCTAATACGGATAGATTCTTTACCGTTACTCATGCAGGAGCTTATTGTTTTGAGTCTGGAGTTTATCGTAAACCAGATTTTAGTTATAACATTAAAAATGTTTGGGATAGAATTAATAGTGCTCATTTTGATTTAGTTCAGTGTGTGCATGTTCCAGATGAATATAAGGTCTATATTAGTGTTCCATTAGATGCAGCTACTGAGTGCTCCCATTTATTAGTTGCTGATTATTCCAATGCCTTTAACTTTTATGGTTATATTATGCCAGCAAATGTTAAATGGAGCATTTGGAATTATGCTAATGGATCAATTTCCTCTATTGTAGTTGATTTCGTTTCTCCTAATGTTGATCAACTTAAAATCTCTTTTTTATCTGGAGATATTTATTATCACAATGATACTGTTAAGACTGATGATGGGCTACAAATATTAAGTTGGGGTAAATTATTCCTAGCTACTGGAATTCCGGGATGGATTCATCACTTTAATTTCTTGTCATTATTGAGTCAAGGCTCAGGAACTATTACTATTGATTTATACAATATTGATGGAACACAGCATGTTACACCAAATGGGTGGACTATTGCTACTGATAGATATCTAGAACGTAAAATAAATTTTGTATCTGAGAAGATGGCAGTTAAATTAAGTGCAGTATCACATACTGGTGACTGGATGAGGTTAGTAAGCTTAGGAATTAGTCTTAAGCCAATGTGGATGAATAGAGTGCAATGAGTAACGAGAGTTCTGTAAATAATTTGATTGCTGGTCTGAATAAATCAGATCCATCAACTTATTCCGCCTTGATATTAATGGCGGCTGATTTATATGCTGTATTTAATAATGTATTTCCACCAACTGTTATTAGCTCTGCACCTACAGCGGCTATAAGCACTACATTAGGCGATGTTACTAATTTTATAGCGACGGTCTTTCCATCTAATCTTAGACTTGAGTGGGATGTATTACCTGGAGCATTTAGATATGAAATACGACTTGGAGCAGATTGGGCTACTGGCACACCAATTCTTTCTACGGCATCTAATGTGGCCAATCTTGATCCTATCCAGCTTAATCTTGTATATGGAATATATAAGTTCTTCATAAAGCCAGTAGATGTTAATGGTAGTTATGGAGCAGATTTTACTGAAGTTGATGTTACAATTTCAGTTATTCCTGCTCCATTACTTAGCTCGACGGTCTTGGCCAATAACGTCTTATTAACTTGGACTACACCAAACTTTCAATGGGCAGTTAGTTACTATAAAGTATTTAAAGGTGGTAGTGAGATTGCTAAGCTTAATGGTAACTTTACGATTGCTGTAGAATCTGTATCTGGAACTTACTCCTATACAGTTAAGGCTTATGATATTGTTGGGAATGAAAGCAATGAATCAATTGCTGTCGTTGCTACAGTTAACAATCCGGTGGACTTTACTGTTATTTCTACTGTTAATGCTAGTTACGGTGGAACTTATGTTAACACCGGTGAGATTGAGTATCAAGGCGCTAACGGAATAATTGGTTCAATCTATAATGAGACTTGGGATAATCACTTTATCACTAATGGTTGGATAACTATTCAAGATCAGATTAGTGCCGGATTTCCTATTTATTTTGAACCTGGAAATACTACTGATGGAACTTATCAAGAAGTCTTTGATTTTGGTGGGATACTCACTAATGTTAATGTCACTGTATTATTTGATAAGATTTTACTTAATGGGACTTGTTCAGTAACCTCTCAGATTGAGATTTCTACTGACAACATTACTTATTCAGGTCCATTCTCAGGACCGTCGCATTTCTCAGCTAGTGTTAGATATGTTAGAGTTACATTAACATTCCATGATGCTGATAATCTTAGTGCAGCATTTGTAACTAACTTTAAGGTAACTGCTGACGTTCAGTTTACTAATGATTCAGGACAAGCTTCTGCTGTTTCTACTGATGCTGGTGGAACATTAGTAAACTTTAATGTAACTTATCAGCAGGTTAATTCAGTTGTTGCTACTCCATTAACTACTAGTGATTACAGGACCGTCGTTACAGCTATTACAACTACTGGATTTAAAGTTTTAGTATTTGATTCTACAGGCACTAGAGTTTCAGTTACAGTTAATTGGCATAGTAGAGGTATTGTATGAACGTATCATTTGAAGAATTGGTTGGACTCTTAGGGGCAGCTAATGTTAAAATGTTTGCTCTTGAGAAGGAATTAATTACTGCTAGGGAACAGATTCAATCTTTGGTTAATACAGTTAATGAATTAAAGAATCCTAAACTTCATAAGAAAGTAGAAAATGGCAGACTGGAACAATCCAACTAACTCTCGGCGATACGATACGCAGATACTTCCTGATATTAAAGATCGGGATAGTGATGCTGCGACTATGGCTGAATCTCCAACTAATCAGCCTACTGGTTATGTTAGATATAATCGATCTGGTAGTAAATTACAGGAATGGAGTGGAGCGGCTTGGGTTGATATAGTATTCTCAATTGCTGGTGGTGGAACTGGTGGATCTACTGCTTCTGCTGCTAGAACAGCTTTAGGTTTAGGAACAATGGCAACACAGGATAATACCGCTGTTAATATTACTGGCGGAACTATCTCTGGTGTTTCCATGTCAGCATCAGTATTAACTTCTGGGACCGTCGCATTAAATCGTGGTGGGACTGGAGCATCATTAACAGTAGGTAGCATTGGTCAGCCAATGATGTCTAATGGTTCTGGTGTTGTATTTGCTGATGGAGACCAGATTGCTAAATTGAATGCTAGTAATTTGACTACTGGAACTGTCCCTCTTACTAGATTAGCTAATATTGCTGATTCTAACATTTCTACTATTGCTGCTATTCAATGGTCTAAGATTTCTAAAGTTGGTGGGTTATTAACAGATTTAGGTGGAACATTAGGTTCTACAGCTTTAAGTGGTGGAACATTCTCAGGATCAATTGCATTCAGTGGTGCAGTTGCAGTAGGCTCATTAGGTGTTATTGGAAATGCTAGTTTAAGCGGATCTACTGATATTCCTGGTGATTACAATGTAAACTTTAATTCTAATACAGAATTTACTACAGCCACTCCAGGTGGTGTTGGTGTTAGTTCTCCAGTCGGATGGATTGGAGTTAGAATTAACGGTCTTAATCGTAAGATTGCATTTTGGGATGCATAATGATTACTATTAGAATCATTAGAGAAGAACACGACAAAGTTACATTTGGAGTTATGTTTTTTAATGGTAGATTTCAATGCTTTACACTTGAGCCTACTGATAAAATGATTCCTCCTGGAAGATATGATTGTGAGCTTTATGTATCTCCAAAGATTGGAAAAGCTGTAATCTTATTGAATAATGTTCCAGGAAGATCAGAAATTGAAATTCATCCCGGTAATTTCTATGAGGATTCATTAGGATGTATTTTGGTTGGTGATGCTCAATCAGAACAAATGTTGATGAATTCTCAAGCAGCATTTAAACTACTAATGAGCAAGATTTCTTTAACAGATAAAATTCAGGTGGTAGTTGAAGATGATTACGCGACAAATGACTAAGGATGATATACCAGAATTGGTTAGACTATCTAGTGAGTCTAACAATCCACTACCTAATCCTTTTGCTTTACTTGCATCGTTAGTAGTTGAAGATGAAGGAAAGATTATAGCATTTGGGGCTATTGAGAAATTAATAGAAATTGTATTCGTTCCTGATCTTTACCAATCTAAGCGTAAAGTAGTAGAAGCAATGAAGTTATTGTTAGAGGAAGCAGTTAAAGCGTCTAAGATGAATAATATTAAGACTGTTCATGCATTTACTGACGAGCAATTTGCGTCATTATTGCTGAAACATTTTGATTTTAGGCTAAGAAATCAGACGCCTTTAACTTTAGAGATTGGTAATGGGGAACAACCAACAGAAAAATCAAGCTCAGACTAATATTAATGCTGGTAATAATCTAGCACAAGAAGCCCAGAATCAGTTTAGTACATTCCAGTCTGGTATTCAGGCCCAAGCTGCTCAAGATTACAATAGGGCATCTGATAGCTATAATGATGCCTCTAATACTTATAAGGATTTTGCTACTACTGGCGGAATGGACCCTGCTTTAGTTGCTCAATTACAAGGAGTATTAGGAAGTGCTAGTGGTAGTGGATTTGGTAATCCTTTAGCTGGTAAGACATCAGCATTCTCTGGATTATCTAGTGCCGCTAATAGCATTGTTGGTCCTAATTATGGTCAATCTAATTCTATTTACTCTGGATTAGGTTCAGCAGGTGGTGGATTCGATCCTACCGCATTAGCTCAGATTTATAAGAATCAGGGTGCCCTGTCTGATATTGGTCAGACTGGTGGTATTACTGCTGCTGATAATTCAGCAATTAATAGAGATTCATTATTAAACTTTGAGTCTACTGGTGGATATACTCCAGACCAGTTAGCTCAAATGAATCGTGCTGCTTCTAGTAATGCTCCTAATTTCTATGCCAATCTGAAAGCTCAGATGGATAGAACTAATAACATTACTGGAAACACTGCTGGTATTGGTGCTACTGACTTTAAAGCTGCTCGTGCTGCTGCTCAACAGTCTGCACAAGATAGACTTAATTCAGCTATTGCAATTAATAAGGATGTTAATG